GCATCACCTTTGAGGGTTTCCTCAGAGGCATTGCCCAGGTACAACATACTTTCTTGTTCGTTCATAACTGTCTCTCCTTAAAAGACAAATTTAACCATTCGGTGAAGCAATGGCGGTAATCTCATCTGCCTGCTGTGCAAGCACAAGTTCTGCATGGTCGATAAGTTTCTTGTGACGTAACTGCTCCTCTTTGAGGTCGATGTTGTCACTCTGAATAGCGTGTTGATTTTCGACCTTGGATTTCTCAAGCTCAATTTTCATTTGGCTAATCTTCATGTCCATCTCGGCCTTCATTTCTGCCAAGGCAGTCTGTCGTTCCTGGAGCTCGAGTTGTTTCTGCGCCATTTGCATTTGCATTTCTGCATTCTTATCAGGCTGAGGTGGCTCGATGTTCTCAGGATTTGTTAGGTACGCGCTGACTTCCTTCACGCCAGATAGCTCCATGATTTTCTTAGCCAGCTCATATTGATTTGGCTGTTGATACATCACGGATAAATTGGGGTCATTGGTCAACATGGTGTGGACGTTAAGATACTTAGTAGCTTCTTTTTCCTGCTCGCCGTAGCCCAGGTGTAACTCAATGGAAACGTCACGCTTTTCTTTCCATTTCCGTGGGTCGCACTCCACGTAACTACCGCTTAGCTCAACCATCCTCTCTTGAGTTTCTTCTTCGCACACCAGGTCATAAACCATGTGGAATAAAGGCTTCATGAACTGTGCCGCAAAATTACGCGCTATTATCTTTTGGCGCTGCTGAGACATGGTGGCTAACTGCTCTACCATAGCTGCTGAGTTTTGCTTGCTTATTGCGTCCTTGTTGAGACCTTGTGACATCTTAGAAACACCAGTGGTGTCCTCAAGGTCCTCTTCAAGCAGTTTGATGGTCTGGAAAATAAATGGATTCAACGGCGCCTGGAGCATTGGTGCAATAGCATCAGGGCGTGTTGTGTTTACTATTCCACCTAGCCGATTGTCGATGAGCTCGCGGGGATTCGATAGAGAGCCTTTGACAACGGTGTAACGTGGGTTATTAGTAATCATCGCATGGTCCAGGATAGACCTGGTTAACACAGTACGCGCATTCTGGGTTGCGACTACTTTGTCTGCAAAGTTATTACCATAGAAAGAGTGTGGGGTCGGGAGTGGGACAAAAGTTACAAAAGGCTTACGACTCACCTTCTCTTTTTCAAGTAATACATTACCTGCTTTGATGACTTTGTAAAGCTCAGCAATACCTGTGCCTTCAACGTCTAATAGTATGTAGGCCTCATACACCATGACCGAACGTACTTGGTCCTGGTGGTCGCTGCTGCCATTCCTAAAGTTACCTATGTTATCAAACCGTGCCAGGACCTCAGGGTCAGTCTCAAAGTCAACATCAGTGTGGTCACCAATCTTATCGATTAGTTTCTCTGAGTATCCCTCCAGGCGTAACTCGGACAATGTCTTCTTTGTGCGGTGGGCACAGAAAGTAACCGTCTCTAGGCTTTTGGCCTGGCTTTCAATTAAGAACTCTTCGGGCGCCACATTCTCGACAATAACTTGAGAGGTGTCGCGCTCGATGCCGATAGTTCCGGATGTAAGGCCAATAGCATCGATTTCACTGTCGACAAGCTCGACGTTGTCCTGGGCCAGAAGCATGTCAAGCTCAAACTCAGTGATGTCTTCAAATTCTTCATAATCAGTCTCTGAGCTAGTCTCCCAAAACACTTTCACCACACCAGCGCGGGCTATCAAAGAATCATGGATACAAGTGCTCATAACACTGAACATATCATTTTGGCGGTGTACCACATAATCTGTGTACTCTGTACACATCTTTGCCAGCTCAACATCGTCTTCGTTTTGCGGGGCAAACTTAACTGTGCGTGTACCGCTGGAAAAAGTTTCAAGTAGAGCTGCTTTAAGGCTCTCGACTGCATCGTAAACATCAAGAGATACATACTTAGAGTTGCCATCGTGAGCAGGCTTTGGAAGTACGCCGTTGTAATAGTCAATAATCTTAGCGCGTTCTGTGCTTAGCTCTGAATCTGCATAGCCAATTGAGTTGCCAACTTGCTGGTCAACTAGCGTGACGATATTGTTGTCACTTAGTTTTTTATATTCCTTTTTTGCCATGTCATAACATCTCTATGTAATAGTCATCGGAGCTTTCAATTGGTTCCCAAGCCGCTTCGTGAACATAATTCGCTAAAGCTAGGGACATTACGCAGTCGTCAAAACAGCCTGACTCTGCTTGCATTGCTCCGGATTCTGTGACGATATAAGTCATCATTTCTCGGATAGTCACTTTGTCGTTAAGCTCTATTTCGGTTTCACGCATCGCCGCTCGAAGTTGGTCAATAATTAAAGGCTTTGTCTTTGAAGTAGTGGAGAATCCGAGCTTGACAGTTTCTCGGTCAGTGACCTTGTCATGCTGTACCTCGGTGTAGAAGTTTGGATATGCCATATCCTTACCCAGGCGAGTACATGTCAAAATGCCATGAGAGTTGTTTTCAACGCAGATAAATGCGTCGTTGTAATAAGTACCTAGTGCATAAAGCACCTGGGCAAAGTAATCTGGATGGGCATGGCCTCTCCAGGTTGCCACTTGCCGCTTCTTACCATCGAGTACCTGGGCAACACTGTAGTCGCCGCCACGGACACCCATAGCAACATCGGCCCCGATAACATACTGCTCACCAGGCACATGTGGGCGCCAGGTAAACAATTCGCCACGAGCATTATTTGTAAACTCTTCGCCCTCGAGTGCCAGGCGGCTTTCAAGGTCACGAGTATTTTTCAAGGTGTCTGATAGTTGCTCGGGGTTGAAGACTGGGCGGCCTGTTGTCAGGAAGGCTTCGTCGGGCTCACTTGGGTATTCCTGGCGAAATAGGTCAAGACCATTCTGGGCAATCTTCTTACGACGGAACATAAGTTGTTCATCGTCAAGTTCATATTTTTCTGCCAGGTCCTCTTCGTCCGGTGTTCTTTCAAACGACTCTGAAACAGCTTCACGGTACTCAACACCAGTAAACCAAGGAATAAATACAGGAACGTAACCATTAGTACCATTGACAGCACCGCGCCACAGGTCATAGAAAATACCATTGACACCGTTCGCCGTACTTTCGACAAAAATAGCTGTGCCTGGTGTATTAGGGACTGCCTGGGTGAGACCATTCCAGTTATCCAGGGCTGTAGACTTCTGCCAGAAGGCCAGCTCGGAGGCATGGACGTGGGTAAGTGTTTCACCCCGTCCGATACTTTCTCCACCAGCTGTTGCAACCACAAAGGAACTGTCCAAAACATCAAATGATATCTCCCGTCTTGAGGAATACTTTGTATGTGGCTTCAGGATGTCAGGGCAATGCTCGTGGAATCTCTTCGTCATATCGAAGAGCGCCCTGGTCGAGTCAGCATGGTGTGTAATGACCATAGCTTTACAAGCTGGGCGCTGGCTTACTGAGAAATACAGATAGCCACCAGTATATGTAGATAGACCCTGCTGCCGTGCTTTTAAGATAATCACACGTACTTTTCCTTCAGTGGCCATCTGATTATTGACGGCCTCGTCGAGAATTTGCTGTGCAGCATTTAGTACCAGGGAATTAATTTTGCCCTCTTTGGTTCTTATTTTGAGGGCCGACTTGGAGTAGAAGTTGTAGCTGTTAAGTAGTTTCCTGCGTACCTGCTTCAGCTGTTTGTTCATCGACGCTCTCTCCTTCGTCCGTTAACAGAGATGCCAGGAAATCTTCAGCGTGGCTGATAGACACATCGGATTTTGACGCTGGCTTACTTTTGGTAAAGTCCAGGACCAGCCTGGCAGCGGCAAGTCTCTCTCGCGTTTGCCCGTCGATTCGCATTACCTCAACGGCCGTCTTAAGGGCTTCTTTCTGATACTCATCTTCAATGTTGTACTTTTCGCTCATAATCTTAACTACCTTCTCTGCGTCTCTTTTAGCCTTCTCACGTACTGGCTTAATTGATTCCACCGTGTGCCCATCCGGAACGCCCTGTGGACGGCCTCCGTTCTTACGCTTCTTCGTAGACCATTCTTTGCGTAGCGCCCGTCCTTCAGGCGTTTTCATCAGATTGGTAAAGTAGTTATTCTCTTTTGGCGTTGCTTTTTTTGGATGGGTCTTTGCTTTTGGGGGTGCTTTTTTGCGCGGGGCTCTTGGCTTCGGTGGGCTTAGGTCTGTCATCTTTTATCTCCACTTTCAAAATGTCTTGGGCAACCTGGCGCATTTTTGGGAATGAGCTACAGAAAATGACTAACGGCAAGTTGTTTTCCAACTCTCGATAGAACACTTGTTTTTGCTCCGGACTTAAAACGGTTGACGACTTAATAAACTCTACCTGGCGAATTGCATCCACCAAATCACTTGCTCTCACTTTCATTGGTTTTTTCCTTAGGTTGTAAGCATTCCTGGCTGAGGTGCTAGGGCGCCCTGGGGGCTCTCTTCCTCTTCTTCACCAGACAATGCTTTGCCGAAGCCTGCGAGCAACAGTGCGATTACTGTCATCATAGGATTGGCATGCATCTCAATTGGCATTGAGCTTTTGTTGAATATATCGCGCATGAACTTAAAGGTTTCAGGCATCATCTTCTTCATGCCTTTAGGGTCCATCAAGTAAAAATGCAAAGGGTCTACACCGAACTCTGCAGTTTCTTTGATGTAGGTTTGGTAGTCGACAAACTCTTTAGCAATCTGCTCAGCGACATTTCCGCGTGAACCAAGTTCCGCTATTTCAGATTCTCTGGCTGCTGTCTCAATTTCTGTCGCGTCAGCAGTCAATGGCACATTGTATTCCAAAATACCTCGAGTGAAGCCGTCAAAAGTATCTCTCATAGGCTGCTGGCCTAACTCCGGCTTGTCAGCAAATCCGACCATAGTTCCCTTTTGAAGCTCATCAATCTCAGCTACTATTTTCTTACTGACCTCAGCTGATGGTGTTGAGTCATGCTTCTTTTGGAAAAACATTCCTTGCTCTGCATCTGCAAACGCAAGTTCAATTACCTCATTAAGGCGAGACCTTAAAGAGCTTTGGCGCATTACATTTTGAGAACCTCGTGCTTCAGGGTGGGCATTGTATTTATAGACACTTTCGCTACGCATTCCATCTAAACTTAGCCCTTCTAATGCGTGAGACACCTCATGTGCCAAAGTTTTCATAAACTCTAGAGGCCCAAGCTTTTTTACTGACTGTATTTTGATTTCTCCTGCAGTGCCTTCAAGCATGGCCTGCATTTGTCCCATAGAGCCCTTGTCTTGCATCTTAGATGCCGACACAATTTGTACCGAGACATCCAGCATGTTCGCTAGGTCAACTAAATCATCATAAGTAGATATGCCCTTCTCAAACTCAGAACCAGGCTTACCCAGGACAAACTTAGTAATTTGTTCTGCGGGCTCTACCTGCTCTTTGATTTGAGCGGGGGTGGGTTGCTTGAAGTAAGCAGAGACAGCACCGGACAAGATGCCAGTGCCTGGTTTTATTGCGGGGTTTACTGGGTCTTCTTGGCGTTGAACAGGTCCACCAGCTTCTGCAGGGCGTCGTCCTGGGCTTCTGGTGTCATTTTCAGCTGGGCTTTGTCGAACGCTTCCTGCTCTTTGTTCTCGGCTCTGCTGTACTCTGTCAATTGTGGAGTTGAGGGCTGCTTCATCGAAACCTTCCTTAATTAGTAATTCTTTTAAGCTTGATGCAAAGTCTTTACGGACATTTTTAAGCGGTACGCCTAACGACTTATACAGGTCCTGTTCAGGATACCATATCAATGCCTGAAAAGCAGCAGGCTGAATATCCAGGCCTGTGCGAGCATTGAATTTTTCCACGGCTTCCTGGACCAACTTGCGTAGCTCATTTCTTTCCGTACCGTTTGAAGGGGCATCAACAGTATCACGTAGTGAACCTTTGATAGTGTAAGCTGCAAGTGTTGCTTTTGACTTTACTTTCCTTTTAGGGTCACCCTTTGGGAGGTCGTAAAGTTTACGATTAGCTTTGAAGTCTTTTTCGTGTTTTGTAATCAGCTTGAATGCTTCTTCAATTAGCTTTTCACGCGAAATCCGCTTACGTCCTAAAGCAACTTTTAGCTTATCCAACTGACCTTGAAACTTATTTTCATCAAAAGCCAACACTTTACCGCGAAGGCGTCCAACAGTACGCATGAACCACATATCCATTGTGACAGGGGAAAAGTCACCGCGCAGATTGGTGTAAAATCCGTTACCAACTTTTGGCCCAAATACTGCGGAGCCATAGACTTCTGTGTCTACGTTTTCCCCCCCGACAACCCCTTTATCGCCTAAATATTCTTGCAGTACAGGGTTAAGGTTCTTGACGGTAAACTTGGTTTTTAAAAACTCTTCAAGCCCAGCCATTGAGCCAAGTTTTCCTAATAGGATATTGGCTTTATCAAAGTTCAGCTTCATAACAGCGGCACTTTTTCCCTGGCCGGTTATTTTAAACTTACCATTATCTCTAAAGTGCTCGTATGCTTTTTCGGCGATTTTTAAATTTGTGGGTACATCCATATTCTGCGACATGATGGACAGTGCCACAAGCATTGGTGTTTTGGCGTTTACGTCAGTTGCTATTTCTGGGTACTTAAGCGCCATCATAGCCAGCATTTTTTCTATGGTTGAGTCGTACCAATCCATAGCACTACCTTCGTCCTGCTGCTCCATCTCATAGATAGCTTCGGCAACCATGTCGTCGGCAATGGCGCTGCGGTCTTCTGGATTACTAATTTCACGAACACCGCCTATACGGTCTTGTGCTCTAGTCTCAAGGTATTTAGCTACTTCTGTTTTGCCTGATAGCTTTGGAGGTGTTTCTGTACCATCTAACACAGGGATAATAGCTGGGCTTGTGTCTAGCTGCAGCATTGGTGTCTTGTTCGCAACCAGGCGGTCGGAACCTGCTTCAGCGGGGTCGAACTGGGCGTTGACTGAGCGTATGTTTTTTGGGTCTAGTACGATTGTAAAGTTTCGGGGTTTACCATCAGTAAGCCCACTGTCTATACCTGTGCCAATTAAGTTGATATGCGTGTAGCCCCCATCGCGCAGAGATTTACTCCATTTGTCTATCTTTTTGTTGTTCTCTGAATTTGGAGGTATAGCCCCATCAAAGCGTAGCTCGATATCCATATCCGCAGCTATAAACTGCTCGAGTTGCACGAAAGGGTCTGCAGTGTCAACAGAAGTGGTTTCAATATCAAAACCCTTTGTATTTTTTATATACACAGGATAAACCACATCATTTGCCCGCCCATCGAGGTAAGCGTAATTTTGTGGGCTATCGTCCAACCATGTCCCTACTCTATTTATACCAGGCATAGAATTAGGGTTGTCAAAACTTTCGTAGGCTGTATTTTCTACGTAACTTGCATACGTTCCGTGGTAATAAACTTTTGAAGTATCGAAGCCTTGCTCATCAGCACGTTGCTTACGTTCGGCTGTATTGGCCTGCTCGATAAGTGACATACCGCGAGATTCATTGATTGGGTCTGCTTCGACCTCAGCTGCTGCCTGGTCACGGCTATTCTTAGCGTCCTGCTGCTGCTGTACTCGCTCCAGGTAGGGTGCCAGGTAAGACTGCATCTGTTCCTGGGTTACA